ATCACCTGAGCCCATCCTTCGGACGCCCGGTCGCGGCGGTCCTCCACGGCGTAGACGTGTTCCTCGCGCATCAGGTTCGCGCCTTCGGCGGACCCGCCGGCAGCGTCCGGGGTGATGGTGTGCAGCGGGGTCGACGTGATCGCGGCGATGTGCTCCAGCTCGTCCTTGATGGCCAAGCGGATCGGCGACAGGTCGGTGGGTTGCGACTCCCAGAACGTCGCACCGGCGGGGAGTTTCCACAGCGAGCCGGGGGCGGCCACGAAGGCGTCGGAGTAGTCGATGTCCTCGCCGTCCTCATCGACGTCGGGGGCGTCCAGCAGGGCGCGTTGGCGGAACGCCTGCACCTTGGAGATGACCAGCATGTTGAGCACCAGGTCGTTGATCCGGTCGAGCGTGCCAAGGTGCCGCTCGAACTCGCCGATGCCTTGCCGGTTGCGGAACCGGACGACGGCCACCTTGTCGGGGAACGACGTCCCGGACAGCTTCTCGTCCTTCTCCCACCCGTTCGTGGACCGATACCCGCGACTGGTCATCGCGGTGGAGCCGGAGTTGCGGTAGACCACGACGCGGCCGGGGAGATACAGGTAGGCCAGGTCGGAGGCGTCCCACTCGTCGCGGAACATCTTCAAGCCGGCCAGCGTCTTGCCGGTCGCCGGGTCTTCGGCGGTGATGACCTGCATGGGGTCTTCGGCGGTGACCTTGCAGAACTTCTCGCCCTTGGCCTTCGGGGTGACGACGGCGTAGCCGTCGCCGAGGGACAGCATGGACTCGTGGACGTCGCGGGCGACGACCTTCATGGAGTTGGCTCGCATGATGTCGCGGGCCTTCTCGTCGCCGAGGGTGTCATCGACGGCGGCGGTCTTGAAGTCGCGGAGCTGCATCCGGTTCGCCTTCGCCACCACGACCAGCTCGGCGATGTTCAGCCGGCCAAGCCGGATGACCTCGCGGAAGTGGTCGCGCCAGCCGGACGCCGCCACCGGCAGCGGAGGGTCGCCACGGAAATGGTCGTCCAGCAGCTCCAGCGACGGACGCCACCGTTGGGCCTTTACCGACGTCGGCGACCAGGCGCGGCCCATACAGCGGCCGGTGCGCCGGTCGTGCAGTTGCTTCGCCAGGGTGTTGAGCCACCACGGGTCGGAGTACGGCTCTGAGGCGTCCAAGGCCATTGGAACTCCTAACGCCGGGGGCTAGTAGATGCGGACCAACTTGGTTCCGCGTCTCTTGGGTTTCGTCAGCACGCCAGCGGTGATGGCATCGAGCCGCGCCTGCCAGGCCAGCACGGCGGCAACGGCTGCGTCGATCTTGTGCATGGAGTAGTCGTTGTCCTTGGCGAGCGCGAGCTTCCCGTGGCTCAACCGCCGGCGGGCCGCCAGCACGTGCCGGGTCAGTCCGTACGACCCGTCGTGGGTCATGTCACCGTTGCGGACCGCACCCTCGAACTGCTCGACGGCGATCTGCACCAGGCCGGAGCGACCGCCGGTCATCCACCACTCGAACGGATGGTCGCGCTTGTTCTTGACGAGCGTCTGGGTGCCGTACTTGGCTTCCCAGGCGTTCACGTGGGAACGCCAGTCCTTGCCGGGGTCGGCGTAGAACGCGGCCACCGTGTACTTCTTGAAGACCGAGGCGATGGCCGCCTCAATCTCCACCGTGTTCGGCTCCCAGCTCTCCCACGTCCCCGGGGTATCCGACGCCTCCCAGATGCCGACCTGGAACACGTGTCCGTCTTCGACCCGGCATCCCACCAGGGCGGTGGCGTCCGGCTTGCCCTTGGCTCGACCTCGTGACCCGTCGAAGCCCAGCGTCACGATGTCCTTGTCCGCGAGCACGGCCTTGGGGTCGGCCCGGGCTGCCCACTCGTAGGCGTGCAGGTAGGCGTTCACCGCCGACGTCGGTGCATTCAGGAAGTACCGGCGCGAGTTGTTGACCTCGGCACGGGGGTCATGGAACTCGTCAATGATCCCGTCCAGGTCGTTCCATTCCATCGCCTCGCCGTAGGCCTCCTTGACGGCGGTCCGAAGGGCCGGCTCATCGGTCAGGTCGTCGCACTCGCCCCAGCGATGGTCGAACAGCAGCCGCTCCCGCAGGACTTTCTTGTGGCTCGTGGTGTCGAGCTGCCGTTCACGCATCATTTGCGAGAGCCGGTAGGTCCGCTCGGCGATGGAGTCCTCATTCGGCGCGAACATGGTGGTCGTCTCCAGGAACCATGTCCCGGCGATCTTCTTGCGCTTCCGCATGTTCCGGGCGACGACCTCGTACATTCGGCGAAGCTCGGGGGAGTTGTAAAGGTGCGTCTCATCGAAACACGCCCACGTTTCCTTGCCGCCGTCTTTGGCCGCCGAGCTGGCGGTCGACGGGGTGATTTCGCCGTTCCCCGGCAGAATGATTCGGGTCTTGCCGGCGCCGTGCCGTGACATGGCGCTGGAGAGCGGGCCTTCGGTGAGGTTGTAGAGGATGGTGTCGTAGACGTTCCCGACTTGGGTTTCCTCGGTGGCCAGGCACCGAATGTACGGCGACGTGACCGGCCGCCCCATCGGCTCACCCTTGGCGTACTGGTAGACGAATCCGAGACCCCACGGATCACGGTATTCCTCGCCGCCCCTGGCGAAGCCGGCGAAACGGCAGGGGCCAAGTCCCTCGAATAGTCCGAGGCGTGAACCCAGCCCGGACTTGTCGGAGCCTTTCGGCCGGGAGAAGAACGCCGAATCGTAGAGCAGCAGGCCGTGGGCATCGACGGCGTAGCAGTCGGCCACGAAGCCGGTGTACTCGTCGCCGTGACGGATCGGTTCGCCCAGCACGTCACCCGGACCGTGCACGACGAAATACTCCATCCACGCCACGGCGAGCCAGCCCAGCGACCGCGACCGTTTGTGGTGACGGGAGCAGACCAGCTCGCGCATCTACGTGGTCAGGCGGGCACGGCGTGACGAAATGTCGGAGACCCGGGCCTCAACCGACGCCCGGTCGACAATCGCCTCGTCAACCGGCGTCACGACCTTGATCTTCAACCGCATCCGGTCCTCCGGCGTGGCGCCGTACTTGGCGACCCGGAGCCGAATCTCGGACGCGAACTCCCACCGGTTCTTCGTCCACATGATGTGGTGCATCAGGGCGGTGTCGAGCATGAACGACCAGGACCAGTCGTCCTGAGTCGCCATCAGCGGGAAGCCGCGCAGGGCATCCCACCAGGCGCGGGTCCGTGGGTGCCAGTCCACGTCGTCGGGCAGCTCGGGGCCATACCAGTCGCCGGTCGACTCCAGCGTGGTGAACACGTGGTCATCGCGAGAGCGGCTGTGAAGCTCTTTCGGTGCAAAGCCCTTGCCAGACATCGTTGCCTCCCTTGTCGGGATTGAGGGTTGCCCGTGACGGGCGGGGTACGCGGTTGCCCTTGCTGGCGTTGCACGTGAGGTGCGCTGCCTGGACATTGGCGTAGTTGTGTGGGCCGCCATGTGACAGCGGGATGATGTGGTCGACGCTGGCGCTCATCCGGTCGGGATAGCGCAGCGTGGAGTCGATGTGTTCGCCGCAGAGTTGGCACGTCCAGCGGTCCCGCTCGTAGACGACCAGAGCGTCCACCGGCTCGGAGTCCACGCCGGCAATCTTCGCCTTGCGTATGAGGTTCCTGGACTGATTCTTTAGCCGGTGAGCCTCGTCCCATTCCGCTCGATGGCGGACCATCCGCGCCGTCTCTTTCTCCAGGTTGGCGGCGCGATATTCGAGGTAGCTTCGATTGTGGGCGGTCCGCCGGCATTCGTCGGAGCACCATCTTCCCCTCGGGATATGGCAGCAGAAGAAGGCGCCGCATTCAGCGCAGTCGATGAACTTCACGAACGAGCTGGGGTAGTGCTCGGTGCCCCTGACTTTGCGCCTGGCGTGGCTGGCGCGTTCGCGACACGTCCGCGAGCACCAGCGTTTCGGGGCGCCCTGGTAGGTTCTCGGCGGGATCAGCCCGCCGCACCACCCGCAAGCGTCCACGCGACCTCCGGGCTATCTCATTTGTGGTATGAGGGCTCGCCGACGACCGGCCAGATCGCGATTCGGAATGTCTCGCTCACGGCGATCCGCA